CAGCTTTTAATGTTGTTGGAGCAAGTGGTACAAGTCAATTAGCTGATGCAATTGGTTCACAATCAAAAGAACCAACGAGAGCTTATGTAGTTTCTGCTGATGTTACAACATCTCAAGAAATGGATAGGAATACAATTGAGGGTGCATCAATTTAAATACAAACAAAATATAAAATATTAACTTAAAAGTATTATATAATTATGAAAATGATTGAATTAATTTTAGATGAAGACGAAGCAATTGGAGTTGAGGCTATTTCAGTAGTTGAAAGCCCAGCGATTGAATCTGATTTTATAGCACTTAATAAGCAAGAAATTAAACTTGCAGAAATAGACAAAGAAAAGCGTTTATTAATGGGTGCTTTGTTAATACCACAAAAGCCGATATACAGACGAAACGGAGAAGAGGAGTATTATATATTCTTTTCAAAGAAAACTGTTGCAAGAGCATCTCAAATGTATTTGCAGAATGGCAACCAATCAAATTCAACATTAGAACACGATGCACAATTAAAGGATTTAACACTTGTTGAAAGCTGGATTGTTGAGGACAAGCAAAAAGATAAAACTGCTTTGTATGGTTTGGATGTACCAGTTGGTACTTGGATGGGTTCGGTTAAGGTTGATAATGATAAAATTTGGAATGATTACGTAAAGACTGGTAAAGTAAAAGGTTTTTCAATTGAGGGTTATTTTGCTGATAAATTAGAAAGACCAAACGAAGAACTAAAAGAAGATTTATCTGCTGAAGAAAAGGTAATAGAAGAACTTAAAAAACTATTATCATAATGAGAGCAGTTTATTGTAAGTGTAAGAATACATACTCGATTGAGTGTAAAACTAATCAAGGGAAAGATTGCAATGCACCAGAATACTGGAAGCAAGGAATCGGCAGAATAAATGCAATTCAAGAAGACGAAAACTAAAATTAATATATATATAATGAACACACAAAAAGAAGTATTTAATAAACTGTTTAAAGAAGATAAAGTTGAGTTGGCTGCTCAAAAGATTGAGTTGGGTTCTATAAAACAAATTAAAGATGCTATTTCTAATTTAAAAGATATAGAAAAGAGTGCAACTAAAGTAGCGGATAAATTTGAAGATAAAATATCGGAAGCATATAAATCTTGGCAAAGTTTAAATCAAGAAAGAAATGCAATTTATACTTGGATAAATAATGAAGCACCAGCAAGAATCTCTGATTTTGAAAAAGCTGCTAAAGAACTAGGTGTTGATTCTTCAAGTGTACCAGAAATAAAAGAATTAAAAAAACTTATGCAAACTGGTAAAGAACTTGTAAAAGCATTGGATGACTATAAAAGACCAACTACAACATAACATATAAACAAATGAACACACAAAAAGAAGTATTTAACAAATTATTTAAGGAAGATAAAACAGAATTAGCAACTCAAAAAGTTGAGTTAGCTATGCCTAACTTAAATGAATATTCTCAAAAAGCACAAAGCACTTATAATGATGCTAAAAAAAATGCAAGAGGTATAGTATCTAAAGCTGCTGATGAGATGTTTGGTGCAAGAAAAAAAATATCAGATATAGTAAAGGAGTTAAGTAAACAATTTGCAAAAGTATCAAAACAAGCAGATGATTTAGGAGTGGACATAAACAATACTCAAGTAGGGAAGAACTTTGCTAAAGTATCAAAAGAGTTAGAAGATTATTCTATATCTACTTTAGAGTTACAAAGAAAAATTGAAAAATTTAATATATAACCAAAATACAAAATAATAACTAAATTTTATTATATAACTATGAACACAAATCAAACATTAAACAAAGTTAGAACTTTGCTCGGTATCGAAGTGAAGTTAGAACAAATGAAACTTGATAATGGTGCGGTTTTAGAAGCCGAAGCATTTGAAGTTGGTGCAGAAATCTTTGTCGTTGCAGACGAAGAAAGAGTTGCAGTACCAGTTGGGGAATATGTTACTGCTGATGGAATGACAATCGTTGTTGCAGAAGAGGGTATTATTGCTGAAATCAAAGAAGCTGGAGCAGAAGAAGAAGCACCAGCAGAGGAAGAAGCACCAGTTGAAGAAGAAGTTGTTGAAGAAGATTTATCAACGGAAGCAGCTACACCAAAAAAGGTAATCGAATCAGTAAGCAAAGAAACTTTCTTTTCTGAAATCGAAAAATTAAGAACTGAAATCGCTGAATTGAAACTTTCAAAGGTTGAAGTTAAAGAAGTTGAAGAAGTATCTGTTGAATTGTCAGAAGATGTTGAGGGGATTTCACACAATCCAGAAAACGGAATTGCAAAGAAAGAGTTAAACCTTTACTCTCAAAAAGGTAAGAATAACACAATGAGTAGAATTTTTAACAAACTAAACAAATAAAAAAAATGAGTTTATCAATCACAAGTACTTACGCTGGAGAATTTGCTGGAAAATATGTTTCCGCTGCACTTTTATCTGGTAACACAATTGCAAACGGATTAATCGAGGTTAAACCAAATGTAAAATTTAAAGAAGTTTTAAAAAGAGTTAGCTTATCTGGTGCTATCGCAAACGCAAGTTGTGATTTTACTGATGCTGGAGCAGTAACTTTGACTGAAAGAATTATTGAGCCAAAAGAATTACAAGTGAATTTAGAGTTATGTAAAACTCCATTTCAATCAGATTGGGAAGCTGTCTCAATGGGATATTCTGCACACGATAATTTACCAGCAACATTTTCTGATTACTTTATCGGATTAATGGCTGGAGAGATTGCACAACAAACAGAACAAGACATTTGGAGTGGAACTGCTGGTGCTGGGACATTTGATGGTTTTGCTACATTATTAACTGCTGCTACTTTGCCAGTTGGTCAAGACATTACTGGAGTTTCTGTAACAAATTCAAATGTCATAACGGAGATTGGGAAGGTGGCTGATGCCGTACCTTCGGCTTTATATAATTCCGAAGATTTATATATCTATGTATCTCAAAACGTATGGAGAGCATACAAGAGAGCATTAGGTGGATTTGCTGCTGACGGAGTTGGTGCAAACGGTTCAATGGCACAAGGTCCAAACCAAGATATCGACATTCAGTACTTCGATGGTATCAAAGTTGTATGTGCAAACGGATTGGCTGATGATACAATGGTATCAACTTTAAAGACCAATTTGTTTTTTGCGACTAGCTTGTTATCGGACTCAAATGAAATTAAAGTGCTGGATATGAGCGATTTAGACGGTTCAAAAAATTTAAGATTTATCGCACGTTACACTGCTGGAGTTCAGATTGCAGTATTGGAAGATGTAGTTTTCTACTCTTAATATTAAATAATTAATAACTAAAAAAAGGTAGGTGGTTAATCTGCTTACCTTTTTTTTATAACCTTAAAAATATATATACACTATGGCTTGTTTACTTACATCTGGTAGAGCGTTACCTTGTAAAAGTTCTGTTGGTGGCTTAAAAGCGGTTTATTTCGCTGATTACGGTACACTAGGAGATGCTACAATAGTAGCTGGAGAGATTACGGCAGTTGCTGGAACTCCAGACTTTTTCAAATACGACATCAAAGGTTCTTCATCTTTAGAAACTGCAATTACCAGTTCAAGAGAAAATGGAACAACTTTTTACACACAAACATTAAACTTAACTTTGACCACATTGGACAAAGCAACACAAGAAGAAATCAAATTATTGGCTGCTGCAAGACCTCACGTTGCGATTGAAGACTATAACGGAAACTTCTTTATGGTTGGATTAGAACACGGAGCAGAGGTAACTGGAGGAACAATTGTATCTGGTGCTGCAATGGGTGATTTATCTGGTTTCACTTTAACAATGGAAGCAATGGAAACTTCTCCAGCTAACTTTACAGTTTCAACTGTTGTTACAGCAAATGAAAGTGCTACACAAATAGACCCAAATGCATAATTAATTACTTTGGTTTTTATTAAAAATTAGGCAATCTTAATCGGTTGCCTTTTTTTGGCTTAAATAAATAAAAATACTACTATTTAGTATTATATATATATGAAACATTTATTGCCAACGACAGATATACAATCAATAAAGATTATACCGAGAGTATATTCTACTTCTGTAACGATGGATTTAAGGGATGACAGTACAAATACAACTGTTTCAATAACACCAACGGCACAAAAAGTTGGTAATTACATAGAACTATCAAATGTATTTAATTTAAAAGAGGGTAGGTTTTACGATTTAAAAGTAATTGATACAAATACAGCAAATATAATCTATAAGGATAAAATATTTTGCACATCACAATCAACGGACCAATCAAACAACGAAAGATATTCAGTCAATAAAGACGAATACAAGTCAAAGAGTGGTAATAACGATTTTATAATACTATGAGTAAACAAATAAATAAGTACAGAAAACCAACGATTGCCAAAAAAAACAATTCTAAAGTTAGTTTTGTTAATTTGTCAAGCTATTCAACACCAGAAATTGTTGAATCAAAGAACAAAGAATGGGTTGAATTTGGTGCGGATAACAATTATTTTAAATTCCTTATAGATAGGGCAAACGGAAGTGCTACATCTGGGGCTTGTATTACTGGAATATCTCAAATGATATACGGAAAAGGTTTAGATGCAACAGACAGTGCAAGAAAGCCAGAAGCGTATGCAAGAATGATATCTTTATTTAAAAAAGATGATTTAAGAAGATTGGCATATGATTTAAAATTAACTGGTCAATGTGCTATACAAGTAATTTATTCAAAAGATAAAAAGACAGTTCAAAAGGTTTCCCATTTACCAATTGAAACTTTAAGAGCTGAAAAGTGTTCAGAGGGCGATAAGCAAGTACAAGCGTATTACTATCATTCAGATTGGGCAAACGCAAAGCCAAGTGATAAGCCTTTGAGAATCCCAGCATTTGGAGTATCAAAAAGTGTACAACCAATTGAGATATTATATGTAAAACCTTACGAAGCTGGGATGTATTATTATAGTACACCAGACTATGTGTCTGGAATTAGCTTTAGTGAGATTGAAGAAGAAATTGCAAACTTTCACGTTAACAATATTAAAAATAGTTTCGCTCCAGCATCTTTAATCAACTTTAATAATGGAGTGCCAGACGAAGAAGCACAAACATTAATTGAAAACAAAATTGTTTCTAAATTTCAAGGAACAAATTCTGCTGGAAAACTAATAATTGCTTTTAACGATTCAAAAGAATCACAAGCGGATATCACACCAGTTCAAATTTCTGATGCACATAATCAATACGAATTTATTTCAAGTGAAGCACAGAGCAAGATAATGATGTCGCATAGGATTGTTTCTCCTATGCTTTTAGGAATTAAAGATAATACTGGATTTGGTAATAATGCAGAGGAATTAAAGAACGCTTCTATATTAATGCAAAACATCGTTATAAACCCTTTTCAAGAACTTTTAATCGATGCTCTTGACAAAATACTTGCTTTTAATGGTATTGCTTTAAACCTATACTTTAAGACCTTACAGCCTTTACAATTTATGGATTTAGAGAATGTTAAAGATGCTGAAACAAGAGAGGAAGAAACTGGTATAAAAATGAGTAAGGTTTTTAACGATTTAGAAGAATTTGGAGAAGATGAGGACTTGGAGGAATGGGAATTAATAGACGAAAGAAAGGTTGATTACGATTCAGAAGATGAGTTAGACGA